TCGAATGCTTGCTCAGCCTCAGGTGACTGCAGGACACGTGGCTCGACGATGGCGACAACCTGCTTAGCTGCTTTCAGCTTGCGGTCGTACCAGCCGATAGCGTTGCCATCCTGCTCAAGGTTGTAGGCCGCTTCGGTTGCCATCATGGCTGCGATACGCTCGAGGTTCTCTTCTGTGAGCTCGAGCGGCTGTACGTCTGCTTCAGATCCCTCGTAACGATCCTGGAGGTGCTGAGCTGCTTCTACCAGGGTGCGCTTCTTCTCAGGCTTGAACGTGCCCTCACGCATCTCTTTGACTTGCTCTGGTGTTGGACGGACATCGAGGTTGGTCTTTGCATAGTCCGATTCAGGAATGTCGAAGACGTTGTTGTTGAACAGCGCAGGACCGCCGGACATTTGGTTGATCTCTGGCCCAGTGATATCTGCATCTGGAACAATGCGGTCAATCACTTCATCAAGCTGCTTTTCAACGCTATCCCTTGACCGTTTACCAGGGACAGCAGGGCCTTCTGGTGGCATTTCATCAGGAAACTGCGCGAAATACTCCTGCGACCGGCGTACTCCAGTGCTGTGGTCTGATATCCTTAGTTCTTGACCGTTAATGAACAGGTAATCACTAGATCCAGCAGCACTGCCGCCTCTGCTGTAGCCTATCTCGAAAGTCGGGTTCTTGGCTTTAACCCTTTTGAAGATCTCCCGCGTCATAGGCAGTGCATTAGATAGGTTCTGGTCTGTTGCTACACGGCCAACACGCTCAGGTATGTTGTACTTTTCACGAGTTGCACGTTCTGGATCAGGCTCAAAGCGTAATGCCATTTGGTTGATCTCTGGCGCATCTTTTGGCTCAACGCGGATAGTGTCGTAAACGGGGTGCACCTTGCCTTGGCTGGTCCTGATGCTGCCTACCTTTTTACCCATTGTAGGCTGACCAAAACCACGCGGACGTAAATACGGCTGATTGCCGGCATTGATGTTGCCCTGATCCTTTGCCAGCTCAGTAGGCACGTTCATTTCAAGGTTTAAAGTGTAGAAGTGATCTTTGCCTTGCTCGAAAGCCACTAGGCTTTCCTGGTCATCTTTTGCGCGCGTGTTTCCGTCTGGCTGCTCTGCCCAGTTCCAGATCCGTAGACCGATATTACCGTTCTCATTAACGACGTGCTTCTTGACCAAATTGGTACGGAAACGTCTACCGAGTTGACGGGATGGCTCAGCATCTTGTTGCTGGTCAGCATCCACTTCCATGCCGCCACGGCCTGTATCATTAATGTAGACCCGAGCGCCATCGAAGGTCTGACCAGTGACACTTTCGTTCTGCGGCATAGCTCGGTAGTCACCTTCGTCCATGGTGACGCCAATAACGCGCTCGGTAAGTTTAGGTGGTACAGGGAATACACTCTGGCCTTCGCCAAAGTCAGGCACTGCCATTTGGTTGATTTCAGGTTCAGCAGACATGCCCTCAATCGCCGCAGGAGCCTCACTGGCGGCTCTTGCGTTTTGCTGTACCCTTACCCGCTCGACATACGGCAATACGTACTTGGTGATTACACCAGGATCTGATGCCCTATTCAGTGCGTCCTGTAGGTATGCCTCGGCGGTCTCGAGCGGTGCCCTGGTCAGATCCATGCGGAGCTTTTCGAGGGTACGCTTGGCGATAGAACGGTCGCCTTCACTGACGGTGTTGTCTGCATCGAGGGCTGCCTGGAGCTGGTCGTTCAGCGCCTGGTTGTCGCGGATGCCTTGTGCGACCGCTGCGGAGCGTTGTTGTTCTTGTGCTTCGTAGACAGCTAGCTGGCCTTGAATGATTGGACGGTCACGAGTTGCCGGCGGTGTTGCCTTCGCCATCTCACGCTGCAGACGTTTGATCAGAAGGCCGACGTTCTGGATCCTACCGCCGCGCTGGAGTGAGCGGATGGCACTACGCGCTGCGGGGCCATAGGTCGGATCTGTGACGATGGACTTCAAGGCACGGATGAGCTGCTGAGGGCTCAGGCCCAGCTCGTTAGACATAATCTGCTGTGGGCTTCCCTGCGGGTACTCGGTGTTCGAGTTCAGGATATCCCTGTGCATGGCACGGGTTCGAGCCCGAGCCTGGTCACGGCGCTGCTGGTCTTGTGCTGCGGCGGCCTGAGCTGCTTCTACTTCTTGCCGGCGCTCGTCACGCAATGATGGTGCATCAGGATTAACCTGGACACCGCCCTCGCCCTGGTTCTGGCGCACATAGCGGTTCACGATGCTGCGACGGCCTGTCAGAGCGTCGATGCCGCGTCCAGCCGCTACAGCGCCAACCTGTGCTGCGGGGAGTAGAGGATTGACCATCGAGCCGGCTGCAGTGCCCACCAGCCTGGTAGGCAGCTCAGCAGCACTTCGAGCCGTATAGCCCACGTTGGATGAGAACGGTGCAACCTGGTCGGTGTATTGACTGACGCCGCCCTGATAGCCCTCGTTGTGTAGCCTGGTGAGCTCGTTTGTCTGGCGCATGAGACGCAGGAGCTGCTGGCCTTCGCGGGTGTCACCCACCAGGCGCTGCGTTGCGTCCATCTCTTGCTTGCCGACTGTGTTCTTGGTCTTGTTTCGAGCCATCTCCTGGCCAGCTTCGAATGAGACCTTGTCGACAACCTCTTCAACGGTGTCGAGGTCTGTGACCTGTACGCGCTGGCGTAGATCTCGCACAAGTTGCTTCATCTCTTTGGCGAGTTGTTTGTGAGCCATGTCGATAGCTTCACGAGCACCGCCGGTCGAGGTCTTCTTAATGTCTTTCAGGTTGAGGTCGTTCTCGCCGGCAATCTTCTGCAGACGATTAGCGAAGTCGATGGCTGCTTCGTTGTCTGTGGGCTGATAGCCTTTCGGGAAGACGTTACCGAGAGCGCCGGCTGTATCGATGGCAGCTCGAGTGCCGCCACCCATCGTGCCGCCAAGCATGAAGGCGTCACCGCCGCGTTCGACGAGTTCCTGGGCTGTGTAATCACCGCCCTGGGTCATGGCGCCGGCAACCTGTAGGCCTTCCTGTGCGACTTCTGTCAGACCCTCGCCTCGAGCTGACCTGGCGACCTGGGCAACGAAGTCCCTGGCAGCTTTGGTCTTGCCTTTCTTGGCAAGCTCTTCTGCGACCTGGCCGACAGTCATCTTGGCAAGCTTGTCTTTCGGGATGACCTTGCCAGCTCCGACTTTGTCGAGGATACCTGCGACTACACCAACGGCGGCTGCTGTGGCTGGATCATATTCGCCTGTGCGTTCTTCCTGTTCTTCTGCACTGGCGCCTGTCTCCATGAGGACAGAGCCACCGAGGGTGGCACCGCCGATACCGAGGGCTGTGATAGGGGCGCCCATGATGGCTGCAAGAGTGGCTGCGCCTGTACCAGCGATGGCTGCACCGCCTGGCGCCATGTTCTCGAGGACCTTTTCGCCTAGAGCTGGGAAGAAGTCCTCTGTTCCTATGTAGCTCGTGAGGCTGTTGCCATAGGTTGGCTGATAGCCGCCTGCGGCAATGTCTCTCTGTTGCTGTTCGACGATACCTGTACCGACGTCAGCCATGCCCTGGGATCCAACGAGGTTACCGACAGCTTCGATGCCTTTGCCGGCCATGCGCTGTGCCTGGTCGACACTGAAAGCGAGTGCTCCATCTCGTTGGCCGGACTGTGCATCGAGTTCCCGGAAGGCGCTTGCTACGGTCTCATATTCCGGTGTGCCTTTTTTCGACTGATTAGCGACAAGCCAATCAGCGAAGGCGTTCAGGTCCTGCTGAGACATTGCAATTTCCTTATTGGATATTAGGACTGGCCACTGACGATGGCTCTTGCGGCGTTCACGTTGCTGCCACCAGACTGTCCACGCATGGGCATCTGGTATGGGTGGTTGCCTTCACCGTGAATCACGGAGTTATAGACATATCGCAGAAGCTCTAGGTTATACCGTAGCTCCTCAGAAGACTGGTCTTGCTCGAGGCTACCAAAGACAGACTGAAGGAAGCTCAATTCACGCTCTGAGACCTGGCCGAGGGCACCACCAGTCGGTGATGCGTCACGCATTGCCTGGAGCTTGTCGAAACCAATGTTGCCTTTGACTGTTGCCAGGAGGTTCTTCACCTTCTGTGCGTCAGTGCCTGGGATCATGTTGAGGTATGAGCCAACACCGGTAGACCAGCCAGACAAGAGAGGATCGATGCGGTTGAGAGCATCATTAACAACAACACCAGACATTGCGCTGCCGCCGGCGCCCTTGTTCTTGCCGGCCATCTTGGCGATGGCGGCGTTGTATTTGTTGATGGCGTCTTGTTGGTTGTTTTGATAGTCGCCGTATGCCGTCCCCATGGCGCCTAGTGCCTCGAGGCCGCCTTGTGCACTGGCGGTCATACCGGCAGAACCCATGGCGATCAGGAGATCGTTGATGTTGTTCCGAGGCTTTGTAAGAGACATGGCGGAGCTGTCACGGCGGTTTGCTGGCCGCTGATATGTGGGCTGCGGCATAGCTATGCCTGGGACGTCCATGCGGATCCTGACAGGGCCCTGGTCGGTATTTGCCAGGATTGGTGTCGATCCACCATATTGGGTTGCACCCTGTGCACCCTCCTCCATCATCATCAATGCTGGATTTGGTTCTGATGCGTTTGCTGCCATACCTAATTGCGACTGAGGCGGCGTTGCACCTTGTGCGACCATAGCCCTGTTCAGTTGTTCACTTGCAATCTGCTCAGCCGTGGTATTCGCAAGTGGATTGCCTTCCTGGCCCATAGCCTGGAGTATAGCTGCTTGCTTCGGGTCGAAGGGCAGGCCGAATAACGTAGTATCTGCCATCTTCGGCTCCTGTTTGTTCGATTGTTGGTTTTGGTTCAGAAACGCAGCAGCTCTGGTGATGTACTGCTTGGTTTCTTCTGGTAGCTCATCGATATTCTCGCCCCTGGCAACCCATGCCGCGGCGAAGTTGGGGCCTCGGTTGTATGCGACAAGCTTCTGGAGGGGTGTTGTGAAACTGTGGTGGTCTGAATAACCGGTGATGTACTGCCCAGCCAGCTCACGAGCTTTGGATGGCTCCTGGACGTCGGCAACTGGGATATCGGCTGGCATTCCGTAGCCAAACTCGGGCAGATAACGCTCCAGAAACTGATAAGGACCTAAGGCGCCGGCTCTACTACGGGCATTCCGGGCTTGATCCAGTGTGAGGTGGCCTGTTTCGGAGTGTCTGACCGTGTCTAGAAGGAGTGGCAGCGGTATAGACCCGTCAGAGAGTATACCGAGGGACATTACCGCCCCGCCGTGAAGCCAAAGCCTTGGTAGGCTGGTGCGTTGATGTACGATGTGCCCCGGTTGGCGGTCGAAGGTGACGGAGCCGCTGGTCTGTTAAAGTAATCCATGATGTTACCGCCGAAACCTGCGCCCATCATCATGCCGCTGAGGCTGGCGGTGTATGGATTAGCAGTGATGGGTTGGACGTTACCAGTCGAAGGCAGGCCACCTAGCAGGCTGTTGAAATTACTGAGCTGGGCCATATCGAAATCACGCTGCCGCTCGAATGCGGCACGATCGGCGTCAAGCTGGCCTTGTTGATCCATCTGCAGCATACCACCAGAGCTTGTGAGAGCTTCTGCGCCGGCTGGGACCATGCGGGTACCCATTCCAAAGACATCAGAGAGGCCCTGGTTGGCTCTCATCATGTTGTTGAAGTCATTTTGGTTGCTGGTCATATATTGGTTGGTCAGACTGCGGCCAATGTCGGATGCAACATCAGCTCTGCGGTCGTTATATGAGCGCTGTGCGATTGCATCTGCCACGCCTGCACGGGATGCGTTGGTGTTGCCGGTTGCAGATGCTCCCATGCCGATGCCAGGCAGTGTTTGCTCCTGGAGCTGGCGTGTGCTGTCACGCATCGCAGCGTCGATCATTGACTGGGCTTGTGGGCTGTTGGTGGCGTAGTTTACTGCATCGTTGAGGGTGTTGCCGCTGGCACGATTATAGAGATCCTGGGTGTTCTGAGCGAAGGCGCCGCCCACGTCCATCAGGTTATTACCAATGCCCATCGCGTTACGGCCAAAGCCGGACATGCCGGAAATACCTTCGCGCTGGGTGTCGGTCAGGCCGGCGTATGTTGGGCCGGCGTATGCACCACTGGCCCTGGCTGCGTTCATGGCTGCCTGTGCGTCCGCAAACAGATCCTTATAATAAGGCTCTTTGAGGTTGTAGGGGCGCATTTGCTGATCGGTGGCGTATCGCTGGGCGCCTGCGCCATACTTGGCTGACCTGTTGCCCATTATGCCGCCAACAGCGGCTCCAAGGACTGGGCCTGCGATAGATGCCATGAAACTCATTTTTCAATATCCTCTTAGACTGCGACCCAGGCGGTGCCGTTGTAGACAACGAGGCCCTGAAAGCCGTTGCCCAGGGGGTCCCAGCCTGTCACGGCATAACGGACCATGCCCTTCACAGGGGCCTCTGGGGCGTTGTTTGCTACTTGAATTGAAGCCTCAGACAGGCTTGTGATGGACTGCTCGACGCGCTGCAGCTCGTCGGTAATGTACTTGCGGACACCTTCTTCCAGCTCTGGATACTGGCGACGTGCGTAGCGAGTGACGAGAAGGTTAGTCTTGGCGCTGAAAGACATTATCGTCTACCAGTCGGGATAACATCGAGGTCAAACCCTGAAATCTCGAAGTCCTTGTTGTCTGAGACTGTGATTTCATAGGCCAGGTAACGACCAGCAGCACGACTATCAATCTTGTGATCTGTCTGCATGTTGAAAGACTGTGTCGATCCATATGTGGGCGTTCCGGTCGGGACATCTGAGGCTCCGAAACGAAATTGCAGAACCTTGTTTTCGTTCCTGGTGTCTGCCTGGGGGAAGATCCTGTTGACGACGACATAGTTGGAAGCCGCTGATCCGGCCTCATCGAGGTCCAGGCCAATACGCTCGATCACTGCAGGCTTTGTTGCCTCTTCATCGAGCTGGAATGACAGCTTGCCTTCGTCCGACAGGTCTACAGCGTACAGTTTGTCGCTTGTGAGCCCGTCAGAGCTGTTACTTTCTCCGACCTGTATTGTGTGGCGATCGAAGTTGTCTTCCTGGTCATAGTAGGATCCACCGACCAGGGCGTATGTGAGGCTTGTGGCTGTTGTGTAGGTGGCAACCGAGTCCACGTTGGCCGTTGTGCCGGCTGAAATGTTGGGAAGATCATAAAATGACCAGGTGTCGTTGCGGTAATTATAGACTGCCGCCCTGTTACACCGTGTGGCGTTAGGGAATGACACGTACTGGTCGCCTGACAGATAGCAGAAGTAGATCTCATTGAGGTTTTCGTTGTGCTGTACGAAACAGACGTCTGATTTCTGCACGTTCAGGCCAGAAAAGATGAAGTTTTTCACCCTGACGTCACACAGTGACTGGCGGGTTGTGCCGTCGTGTACGTAAATATCGGAGTTATCGAAAACGTAGTGCTTTCCTTCAACCTCGACGACGCAGTTTTGGTTGATGACACCTGAATCGGTGAAAAGCTTACGGAAGTTGAAGATAAACGTCCCACCTACAAACTCCATCGACCACACCTGGTCAGAAGAGTAGATGATGAAGTTACTACCCAGCGTGGCACCATCGACAATGGCTGTCTGCATTTGCACCAGGTCATTGAAGCCGGCGCTGCGCGTGGTGTCGGTCTCATCCCAACTGTCAGGGATGGCATTGGCGGTCACCAGGTTCGAGAAACGTACACGGTTGGGGAAGCTGGTCGTGCCTTCGGTCATCTTGAGGGCGATCAGGAAGTCACCATAGGACCTCAGAGAGCCTGCTTTCCATGTGGACTGCCAGTTTGGCAGGTCAGCAAAGTTGGTGCCGTTGGGCAGGCGGTAGACAGGCACCCTGTCCTCGCGATTGATGTAGGTAACACCAGCAAGCGTGGTTCCTGTGAACGGCCTGGGGTCAGAGCTGGCAGAGATGGAACCAGAACGATCGACAACAGTACCGCTGGCATATTCCTGGATTGCAAAGTCGTCTGCAATCATCAGTACTGTGTCATAGCCAGTCGGGGGTGTGAGGCCGTATACAAAGCGCGGTGTGAAACCGAGGGTGTCTTTGATCTTACGTGTGACCGGGCCCCTGGACACCTTGCCTTCGTCAAAACGGATGTTGATTGCCCTGGTGAAACCGCTGATTGGCACGTTGTATCCAGAGACGTCAGTGATGACGCCTACGGAACCTAGGTCGCGGACTGGCAGGATAGACATGATGCAGCCCTAGCCAAAGGCCCAGAATTCGACATAACCGCCTACACCGTCGCCCTGGGAGGATCCGCCGGCTGAGCCCCCGCCACCTACTGTGAACGAGATTGTCTGGACGCTGGGGTTATTGACTTCTTTGATGACAAGGCTGCCTGGGCCACCATTGGTTCCGGCGCCAACAGAACCGTGGTGACCGCCCTCATTGCCGCCGATGGAACCACCGCCGTGCAGCGCGGACCCACCACTGGAGTTCGTCTGGAATTTACCTGCTGTCGGATCTGGGCCTGGGTTACCACCGAGGCCGCCTTTGGCTGTAATCGAGATGCTCAAGGTCGATTGGGTGACTGTGGTGTCACCGCCGTTAGCACCACTCTGACTAGCCAGGTTGCCTGGGTTCAGACCACCTCCACCTCCACCACCTCCAGAAGCCTTGATTACAAGCTTCTTGGTGCCAGACGGGATAGCCCAGGTACTGCTGCTGGTATACATGGCGTAATCCAGGAGACCACCGCCTGCGTTGTCAATCTGGGTCTGGATGTTGCCCTGGACACCTGAGAGCTGGTTGAGCTCTGTGGTAGACACGTTGATACCGTCGAGCTTGTTAAGCTCCGCTGCGGTTGCTGTAACGCCGTCCAGGATGTTCAGCTCGGCTGTCGTCGCGGTAATACCATCGAGGACATCCAGCTCAGTGGCTGTGACACCGGTGGCATTGAGGTCCTTGGCGTAGTTGAGGTCGGCTGCTGTGCCTGTGAAGCCATCGAGGGTGTTGAGTTCTGCTGTGGTGGACGTGATGCCGTCCAGGACGTTGAGCTCTGTATGTGTGGACGTTACAGCGCCTGTGATGCCTGGGAAGGATGCCAGGATCGTCGCCTTGATCAGACGGAGGTGGTCGTCGGCCTGGGCCAGACCATCCGTCGATGCTGGGTTGGCCGAGTTGAGGCTATTGAGATATGTGCCGGACTCGAGTGCCATGGGGGATCCTTTTGTGAAACTGGGCCTCTGCTTGAAAAGGCCTGAGGTAACAACAACAACAACAACCCTTAAGGCCTGGATTTTGAAGTCGAGGTCGATTGACACCCAGGGGGGCCCTGATCGAGCGCCATGGGACCCTGTTGGGCCCGGCGTACCACCTAAGACGTTGTATTCGTTGGTATCTGTGGGGCATCTGATATCGGATCAGATGACCAAAGGGGGATGGCCTGGGGACATTAGGCCATTAGAGAACATTGACCGTGTGACACGGGTGTCTTTGAAGAACAAATCGGGACATAGTGCAGAACCCAAGTCAGACCAATGTCAGACCAATGTCAGACCAATGTCAGACCAATGTCAGACCAATGTCTCACCCAGGTCAGACCAATGTCTCACCCAGGTCAGACCAATGTCTCACCGATGTCTTCTGTTGAGTTGAGGCGTAGGTCTGCTTTAGAAACATCATGTCTCCTAAGGGTGGACACAAGTGTTCTAAAGGGGCATATGTAGTGGCCAGTGGCCCAGGAGACACTCCTATTGATGGAGGTTCCTGGGTCACGCCTTGTGCGCTTAGGTATACTGATAACCGTAAGCGCCTACATATTGCGGTTCACAGCGATCATTCGCAGGTCTTCTGGCCTGTCGCTGGGTCAATGAAGCAAGCCTCAGCCTTGGGCTCTTCCTCGGTCTTCACCTCGTTCAAGATCCCGTATCTCTTGCCACTGGCGCGGAACGTAGTTATCCCGCTGCAGCCACCCTTCCAGGCCTTGTAATAGAGCTGCTTGAACTCATCGAAGGTGACATCGTCACCAACGTTGCAGGTCTTGCTGACAGCACTGTCGACATACTTCGAGGCCATGATCAGGACGTTGAGGTGTTCGTCGGCTGTGATCTCGTTGGCTGTCCTGCCGGCAATGCCCTGGCGATAAGCATAGTCCTCAACACGCTCGACCTGGTGGCCATCGAACTGTTGGATGGTGCGGTCGTAGTAGAGGCTGAACGGTGGCTCAATGCCGCTGCTGACGTTGTCTGCTGTCAGTGAGATCGTGCCGGTCGGGGCGATGGACAGCAGGTGGCTGTTCCTGGTGCCGTAGACCGAGATCTCGTCTTGTAACCACTGTGGCAGCGTCTTGATGAAGGTGCTGTTGCTGTAGTCTTCGTGGTTCCACAGCGGGAACGGACCTTTCTCCTGAGCCAGCTTGCAGCTCGTGTGGTAGCAGTTGTCACGCAGTGTCTCGAGCACCATCTCAGACCACTCCATGAACTGCTCACTGGCATAGGGAAGCCCCAGCATCTCGCCGGCATTGGCCAGACCAGTGACGCCAAGGCCCATACGGCGCTTCTGCTGCGCTTCGACACGCTGTGCCTCGAGCGGGTAAATGGTCCGGTCGATCACGTTGTCCATAGCTCGAACGATTACTGCGATGTCGGCTTTGAATTGCTCAAGGTCGAACAATTCGTTTTCGACATACTTGACCAGGTTGAAGCTGCCTAGGAGACAGGCGCCGTTTGGTGGCAAAGGTTGTTCCCCGCATGGGTTCGTACTTACGATCTTCTCTACGTACCACAGGTTGTTCTTGTTGTTGATTGTGTCGATAAACAGGACACCAGGCTCAGCCCAGTCCCAAGTCGAGCGCATGATCATGTCCCACAACGCTTGCGGATCTACTTCCTTGTAGACCTTACCCTCGAACTCCAGCGGGAATGGCTCACCACTTTCCAGGTGCTGCATGAACTTGTCAGTGATGCCGACGCTGATGTTAAAGCCAGTTAGCTTATCGCTGTTGTGCTTTGCGCTGATGAAATGCTCGATGTCGGGATGGTCGATCCGTAGCACACCCATCTGTGCGCCCCTACGGTGGCCGCTGGACGCGATGGTCTGGCACACAGCATCAAAGATGCCCATGAAGCTCACAGGGCCGCTGGCACGGCTGTCCAGGCTTTTTATGAGATCACCTCGAGGGCGTAGGTTGCTGAAGTCATAGCCGATACCACCACCACGCCGCATCGTCTCTGCAGCCTCTGTGGCTACAGACATGATCGATGTCATGTCGTCGGTGATGGTGGAGCTGACGAAGCAGTTGTAAGCAGTTGTCTGCCTGGCAGCTCCGATGGCGTTTTGGACACGTCCTGCCGGCAGGAAACGCATGTTCCGCAGCGCATCCTTAAAGTCCTCGAAATGCTCGGCACTGTCCTTCAAACCGTCTGCAATGCGTACCACCTTACTGTAAAAGTCCTCGCCCTGCTGGCGGTACTTCTGCTGGTCTATCTCCTCGCTGAGTGAAAGAGACGGGCCGTAATGTCGATTGCTTATCATGTTCACAATGGTGATCCTTCTTCTTCGTTCTTAATGATGAAATCCAGGTACTGCCTGGCCTTATGGAGATCAGCTACACCGCCCTTTTGACGCCACCGGCTGACATACTTGACGACGTTGCCCTCAGCGAAATCGAGGTCGTTGGCCATGATGTATGTGATTGGTTCGATTTGGTGGCTGTTGTAATGAGCTGGGTCTGTGACCTGTTGGATCTCCGTGGTACTCACCCTGCCTTCGTAGAACTCCTTGATGAGTTTCTCTTCGTCAGCCTCCAGGGCTTTCATGTGTGCCTCATGCCTCTTCATGGCTGTCTCCCTGGTAGAGTATTGGTTGGCTCTTATCGCTGTCCCAGTCGCACCACCTCAGGATCCGGGCTAGCCGGGCTTGCAGGAGTGCGTCTTTCTTGGTCATGCCGGCCTTCAGATAGGCTTGCTCGACCTTCGACCAGATGGGCTTGTTGCCCAGGAGCTTTTCGGCTGTCCGTGGTCCATAACCTTTGAGACCTGGGTAGCCGTCTGCTGGGTCACCAACCAGGCACTGCGTATAAAAAGCCCTGTTGGCATCCTCCAAAGACACCTCCAGCAGCTCTTTCGTGACGGGACGGTAAAGTCGACCAGGTATCGTTTTCATGTCCTTGTCGTCGGACACAATGATCCCTTTGCCGGCATTCTCTGGTTTGGTTGCCAGGATACCCATGCAGTCGTCAGCCTCGAGCCCTGGCTTTGAGAAGCAGCGGTAGTGATGCTGGACCCAGTCGAGCATGGCCACATAGCCCAGGGGCTTCCTGGTCTTCTTTCGTGCCCACTTGTAAGTCGGGTCCAGCTCCTTTCGGAAGTTGGTCTTTGAGGAGATACAGAGAATGACGTCGTCGTCGTCCATCCTTGCCTTGAACTCAGCTATCTGTGCGCTGAATAGGTCCTTAGCTATTTTGAGGTCTGTAGTTAGTGACCAGACATCATCGCCCCAGTCTGTCTCCTCCTCAGTCGCTGCAGTACAGCGGTAGAGGTACAGGTCGGCGTCAACTATAAGCATCTTCGAGATCCACCATGAAATCGGCGCCATCCTCGGTTAGCAGCCAGCGGTTGCCGTAATGCTGTTCGGTCAGGCGTGTTGTGATTAGGTCTTCGATCGCAGCAATAGCGACCGCGTTTGCTGCCTTCCTGGCGTAGGTGCCTTTGGTGGAAATGCCTTTGTCCCAGGCCTCTCGGCAGACGTCGTAAAGCATCATCAAGCCGAGCTCTGGAGCACCATCGCTGTCTGGATCAATGGGTATCTCCCCAAGTTGCCCCGTGGGCATACTCCGCTTCGATGGGGCACCTGAAGCTGTACGCTTCTCCCGCTTTTTGCGCTGCTCTTCGAGCGATATCACCAACGACATCCTCTTCTCCTTTTCTTGTCTGTATTTGCACTTCGTCGTGCACCCAGGCGATGACCTGGGCGTCGAGGTTCTCTTGTTTGAGTAGGTGGTCGATTTCGATGAGCCATTGCTTGCAAAGCACGGCGCCGGCTGACTGGATCAGTGTGGACATCACAGAGTGCTGGCTGCGGACCTTCAGCCGGCGCTTGTCCAGGCCGTAGATCCAGCCCTTTTCAGATGCTACTTCGAGTTGCGTTTTGAGCTCACGGAACGCTGGGACGGATCTGAAGAAGTTGTCGCGAAGCTTCCGGCCAGCCGTAGGGGTAGATCCCACCACTTCTCCGAGCTTGCGGTCTCCTCCGCCGAAGATAAGCGTGTAGATAAAGGTCTTTGCCTGGTCTCGTGTATCAAGCCCCGCCGCCGATTGGTTAGCAGTGTGGATGTCGCCAGACAGGATCTCTTTCGCATAGGCACCACCATCATTCAGGTAATGAGCCAGGCAGCGCAGCTCTAGCCCAGACAGGTCAGATCCAACTAGGCTGTAACCTGGTTGGACGGTGAATAGCTCACGGCACTGCTTGCCATATGGCAGACGGGTACTGGGCACCTGGGCTAAGTTGGGACCAACATGGCTGGCGCGGCCCGAGATACAGCCGCCGCTGATGATGCGGTGACGGAGCTTGCCATCCTTGTCGACCTTCTTGAGCCAAGCCTGTTTGCCTTCAGCAAGCTGGCCGATACGCTTCTGGATCAAGAAGATCTCAGACAGTCGCTTCGCCTCTGGATATGGAAGGTTAGCCAGTACCACGTCATCAATCTGCGCGTGGCCGTCAGCGGTGAGCTGCTTGGGCTCCCAGCCATACTTCCGACGCAGGCAGAATTCGATCTGCCGGCGGCTGTTATAGTTGAAGTACACCGTCTTGCGTTTCTCGAAGGGGACACCCTTCTGATAACCGAGCTTGCTGTTGTTCACTTTCGGAATGAACGTCTCAGTTACTTCCCATGGCTCGAACAGACCTTGCAGCTCTTCATCGAGCTCTTGCCGGCGCCGTGCCAGCTCACCATAAAGGTTGGCAGCCTTGCCCTCATCGAAAGTCCAACCGGCGTTGCCGATGTCTTCAGTGATGAAAGCAACCTGGTGCTCCAGCTCGATTGCCCTGGTGCTGAACTTGTCGACATCGAAGATCCGGTACAGGTGTGCAGTCAGACGAACATCCTGCTCCATGTACTGGTGCATTTCTTCATTCCAGGTTTCCCAACCGCCTGTGTAGTCACCCTTGTGGTTACGCAGTCGGTGACCCCACGCAGCTAGACTGTGGCTGCCATAAAGACGCTTAGGCATGTCCCTTAGAGCATCCCAGTCTTCACGTTTTAGGTCGGAGTAGATCAAGCGCGAGAGGATCAGCGTGTCGGTGATCTTCGCTTCAGTGTTCCAGCCAGGCTTGACAATCTGGATGGCTGGAATGTCGTAGTTGATGATGTTGTGGCCGATGATCTCATCAGCTTTGGAGAGACGCAGCAGTGCGCTGTCAACCTCGTCCGGCTTATAGCCTCGATAGTCACCAGTATCGAGATTGAGGATCCCGATGCAGTGGATGCGGTTGATGGTATCGAGTAAGCCGTTGCTCTCCAGGTCGAAGAACAATCGCTCTGTCATCTATCGTCACCTGACCCGCCGATGACACCGCGCTCCTCGCGGCTGTCGAGCTTATCAATGTTTGCCGAGGCGGCATCGCTAAGGTTGTAGTCGAGCTCATAGGCCAGCATCGCTGTGTACCAAAGCACGTCACCGAGCTCGAGCAGGATAGCCTTGCGTTGCTCTGTGGTGAGATGGAGCTGCCAGGGTCCCTTTGCGGCATCAGTGTCACGCAGGATCTTCTTCAGCTTGTCTGCGACCTCGCCGGCCTCACTACATAAGCCAAGAGACAGGTATTCGTATTCCCGGCCGTCAGGATACTTAGCGAAGCTCGTGCAAGCCCACTGGTAGTCGTCGAAATGTTTCATGTCCATTTTGCTTTCCTTTTCGCTCTTAGGCCGTCGAACACCCTCTTCGCTTCTTTGCGGACGTGGTCGTAGATGAAAGGGTCATTCACCAGGAGGCCCTGGATTTGCAGCTCGTAGTTTCGGCATCGACCTGCATCGTTGCAGTTGTGCAGCTCTTTCAGCAGGCCGAGCACTCGTTCTGATGGGTGCATGTGTCTCTCCTTAGAAAAGGGCCTCAGAGGCCCGTAGACGGCCGCTGGCTCGGTCGAAGGACACTGAGCCGGCAAAGCCTGTTTCGCCCGTCCAGCGGTTCTTCAGGACGTGCAGATGGCGGGTGTCACCGTCAGGGTTGTCGGGGTCGATCTGCAGTGAGATGCAGATGTCGCTGAGCTGCGCGATACTGTGAGATCCACGTAGCTGGCCCAGGCGCACCTTGGCGCCATCCTCGTGGCCTTTGTCGCCCTCAGGGCGGCGCAGGTGCGACACAATGATGAGACCGATGTCCAGCTCCTGGACTAGGGTTCGCAGCCTGGTCATGGCCATGTCGATCAGCTTGCGCTCATCGTTGGTGGCAAGTCCGGACACAAGGATCGAAATGTGATCGATGATGCAGAACCTGACACCCAGGGCGCGGACCATGTACTGGATCCGGTTACAGATGACATCGAGGTCGGATGAGCCAAAGTGATCGAACAGGTACATAGGACGGTCGGGAGGAAACAACTCGTCGAATGCCTGCTCGATCACCTCGTCGGTTATTTCGGATCTGTCGACTGTCACGTTCTGTGACAGATGGATCCCAACCAACCCAAGCAGTGAACGCTTGGTGCTCTCCTCGAGCATCATCATGCCGAGGGGTTCGCCTATCTCGTGATGGAGGTGGTAACAAAGCTCACGGACAAAGGTGCTCTTACCGGTCCCAGATCCGGCCGTTACAGTGACCAGCTCCCCTCGCCTCAGGCCTTTGGTAATCGCCTGCAGGCGGTCATAGGGATACGTGATGGCCGAGGCAGCATCGACCACACTGACGGTATCTCTGAGATCGGAAGCCGCGACAATGCCATCAGGCCTGTATTCACGAGCCTGGTGTATGGCAGTCACGACGGCTGCCGATTGGCCCTGCATCAGACACTCGTTGGCGTCTTTGAGCGGCAGGTAGGCAAGCCTGGCTTTACCAGCCGGTAGCACCTCTGCGACCTTGATCGCAGCCGACTGACCAGGCTCATCCATATCGAACATGATGACGATTTCCTCGAAACCTTCGAGGTAGTCCCAGTTCTCCTTGATAGAACGCACCGCTGAGCTCGAGCCGTTAGGGAGACCAACTGTCGCCCAGCGGTGGTTCTGTAACTGCGAGACGGTGATCGTGTCGACCTCGCCTTCGCAGATCACCAGCTTTTTGCCGGTGCTCCAAAGGTGCTGGCCAAAGAAGGGCATCCTTTTGCCATCACCTAAGATCGTAAACTTCTTGTCCTTGTTGCGTACCTTTTGCGCTATCACCTGGCCGCCGTGGTTGCGGTAGTTTGCGACCTGTACGCTTTCATATCCGTTGTGGGCGACCTGGTAGCCAAACTTGCGGCAGCTCTCTTCGGTCAGTCCTCTAGCTTTAATCGCTTGATACGTGCCCTGGAGTAAGTCCGCTTGCTTGGCACTCTTGATGGCTTGTGGCTGCGTAGAGCCTTCGCTATCGGATTGGGGCGCCGGCGTGTAGAGCTGGCATTTGAAGCAGTACGTGTGCCCATCGTCGTACTCCGCTGCGTTATCCGAGCTCCCACATTCGGGGCATGGGACGTGTGAAACAAAGGTGCTCTCCTTAGTTTCTTGCATGATGAATGTCTCCCTTAAGTCATTCAGAGAGCCATGCATCCGGTATCGTCTTGTGTGCGTAGACAAAGCCATGCTTGTCGCACCACATCGCGTAGGTTGTGGGCGATCCTTTGTATAGCTTTGCGTTTTGATTACTGAAGACGAACCGGATGTCGAGCTCTGGTTGTTGCTCACGGATCAGCAGGTGCTTTTGTCGGTCTTGGACCGTGAACCTGCCTTTGGTTTCGACATAAAAAAAGCCACCTGAAGAGGTGACGATCTTGAAGTCCGGTCTGTAGGTCGTTGGCCTGGCTGGCCATGTGAATGCTATCTTCTCTTGCTCGTAGATAACCGGCTTACCGGCGTCACTGAGCTGCTTAGCTGTCCTGTCTTCCAGGCCAGACCTATAGCCGTGTTTGATACCGCGAGACTTAGAAGTCCGCGGTGAACTCCGCATCGCTACTTGAGGCGTTGTTGGTTGGCTCAAAGCTCTCAGGGTTACTGACGACGAAACCATCTTCGACTGCAGCAAAGCCCTCTGTGTCCTCGAGGTTCTCAACTGGCTCGATTACCTGGACCGCTGTGAGGTTCATGGTGACGCCGGCGTTTGATCCGGTGTCATAAGGCGTCATCGATCCTTTCAGTTTCAGGATGCTGCCGCCATACATACGTGGCAGGCCTGCTTCAGGGATGGTGTTGCCCTTGCTGTCGACGAATTTCGGCTTGTATTTCGATTTGGTCTTGAAGATGACCTCACCAGTCTCTGGGTCTTGTTCCCAGGGCATACGAGCCTGAGATGCTTTGGCGCCCAAGGCCTCTTTGGCCAGGAGCAACGCGGCATCCATGATCTCTTTGGCTTCGTCAGTCGAGACACGCAGTCCACATTTGAAGACGCCTTCAGTGTGAAACTTGGTGTCTGGCTGTGTCAGCCAAGGATAGACAGCCCGACCTTTGGTGGTCAGGTAATTCGTTCGAGCGTTTGCCATAGCTTTCTCTCCTTTTTAGCTAGCTCTTCGGTGGTGGGATTGGTCGGCTGCTCTAGCTCAGACAATAAGATGCCGAGGCTATCCGCTTGCGCTAGCAGATCAGCCGGTATCGGCTCACCCTTGTTGAGGTGACGCCGAGCCAACCCCAGCACCCGTTCTCGCAGGTGCATGGGGTCTCCGTTTCTTCTAGAGGGTTATAGGAAGCAGTATTGGCTTCTCAATACTTCATCAAGGTCCAGGTCACCCTTCTCAGGGATCTCTGGGAAAATGGCTGCATCAGGATCGTCGAGGTATTGACGCACCTGGTCAGCCAGCATCGTGTACAGACATGAAGCACTGTACAGCTCAACGAAGCTCTCACGAACCGCGTTGAACATTCTGGGACAGTCTGCCGGCATAACGCCGAAACTGTCATGGATCAGGAAGAAGTCCCTGATGCGGTGGTTATCGACCGCGTTAAGGACTGTCATCTGCAGGTGGCAGGCATCCATCGAGTGAATCACGTTAGGACTGACTGAGCTGCGGTTCTTACGCTTGTCCGGCGTCGTTATAGCACTGTGCTCATCACGCTTCTCAAGCACAGTGACTTGAGTGCGCTTGCGTATGCCTGTGTCACGGTCATGGAGGTAGAGCTTGATCTTCTTACCAACCATTTGGTCGTAACGGTGGACGACTGGGAAATTCAATGGTGTCGTCCATGCCATCAGCTTGCCATCCTTTGAACAGATGTCGGCTAGTGACTTGAAGTATGACATACCCTCCGCAGCCTTGAAGATGACTTCATTGACTGACTGCCAGACTATCTTTGCCATGAAGTTGGCGGCCTGGTAGCCATCGTCTTCACCGAAAGGATGCTTATCAAGCCTGCCTTTCATGACATCGTTAGCTAGTGGTTTCATCAGGTCGTCCTTGAGCTGCTCCGCGAAACCAAAAAGGTTGGAGCCATAGCCAAAGGTCATGGTCTGTCTTTTCACAACCGACCTGGTGACACCATAGTCGAGCCAGAGCCTGGACATGTCTGTGTCATCAGTGTTCAGCTTTTCGATGACCTTGTTTGCGACCACCTGGTAGATGTCCTGTGGTTTGTCAGTGACGGTCAGGTTGACCATCGCACCTTCATCACGAGATCTCGATGCTGCTGAGTAGTGTTGAGCTGCTGAGTTGCTACCGTCCAGGCCTATGGGAAGACCACATGGATATGTGAACCCGTGCTCACATACCTTTGCGTACTCATGGCAAGCTGCCAGGAATTCAAAAGGCTTGTCTGCCAGAGACCAGATGTCATAGCTGCCGGCAAAGTCAGTGCCGCACTGCAGGATCTTGTCTTCATTGTCGATCACCCAGTCTAGGCGGTCCTGCAGAGGGGCCTTGCTGATCTTCTCGAAGTCGCCCAGGTCGGCAACCTTCAGGGCAAGAAACTTAAAGCCCTCTTCACCGATCGGCTTGGCTCTTTTCAGTAGGAACAGGCTTTTGCAATAGCTGTCGCGGTGGTGGTTGAAGCTTGGGACAGGATAGACACGACCGCGAAAGTCCATGTTGTGTGGTAAGAAGAACTCATCGTATTGCTCCAGGAAGAATGCTGTAGACAGGTCGTGGTACATAATCACCCGACCACCATCGATCTCCCGGTTACGCATCAGCTTCTTCCGACGCTCCAGGACCCAGCCCTTTTTCTCTGCTGGTTCCCAGTCGTCATAACCCTCCGGCCTCTCCGGCAGCTCCACATGCTCATGCTGCGGAAACTTCTTTATTGGCATTTCGTTCTGCCAGGCCCAGTGGACTGCGGCCAGGGTGTAAGAGTTGACGGTGTAAGGTGTGCGCTGGATTAGATTGATGCTGTCTAATAGATCTTTGAGCTCACCACGCTCGATGCGTCGGTTGATGTCTTTGACCTGCTGCTTGGTGGCACCTTTGACCAGCTTGAGCTGGAGAGACAAGGAAGGATCCAGATATGCACCAGTCTCGAAGGTGTCCCAGTCCTTTGGAGGGACAATCATAGGCTGCCACATGGGCTCCATCCAGGACTCTGAATAGTTTGCCTCGGCAATCACGTCAGACGCCTCTTCGGTCAGACCAATACGCCTGACTGTCTTACCCTCGCCGGTATGGTAGTCCCAGATCTCGAAGATGTCTGTAGACGACAGAATGCAGCTCAAGAGAGGTGCCGCGAGTTTAACGCTGTCTGATGGTTTGAACGCTGCCTCTCTGAAGCCCTCAAGGCCGGCTATGGCCTTGGCTGCTTTGACACGATAGCGCATCGACACATGGTCACGCCGGACCTTGTCCTCGATCCTCTTTGCCAGACGCTTGTCAAAACGTCGTAGCCTCGCAGACCACAGCTCCATCTCTAAGGTCTTACCTAGATTGACCAGGCAGCTATTCAAAGTGGCATTACGAGCAACGCTGTCCATCATGACAGACAGCCCTGCTAACGCCATGACCTCGGCGCCCTGGGGCAGGTCAAGTAGCTCCGACCACACCTTCATCCATGCAAAGGGCCTGTGGTTGGCTCCTATCTCTTCACTGTGGATCTTCTTAAGAGCCTCAGCAACGACCACCACCTTATCATCTATAAGAGCCCTTGGTTTGCCTTCGTTGCTCCAGACCTTCTTGTTACCTTGGCGGTCCAGGTAACGACGACGACCGTCTGCAATCATGTTCTTTTCATGCTCCAGCTCACCTAGTGTACCTGGTGCAAACTTAGGTCTGATCTTAAGATCGTGGGTCTGCGGTCCTGCCTTTTTGTGGTGGTCGTTATTAGTCGAACTTAGGTTCTCTCTGGTCCTGGCATCTGTTTCAGCCATAGCACACTCCTTCTCACCCATGCCGCTTCGCTATAGGTGGACATAACTAATCAACAGCCTTTTTGAGGGGCTGTGCGAGATGTCTTAGGAGTGCTGTGAGGGGTCTGAGGTTCGCTGAAAAGTGATTAAGTTATCGAAGCCGATGGTACGCGCTACGGTTGAGCTTGTACGATCTAATTGATATTGCAGAGGCTTCAGTGGTGGTGTTGCATTGGTCCAATCATCGTCACGGTCGATATACTGGTGGCACGGTGGCCCGATTGCCGAGCCACGGTTGCTGCGGTTTGGATTTATGTTTCCCTTTTTCAATGTTTTATCTCCTTTGTTGTGCCTGCCCATGGTCCAATAAAAGCGCAGGTAAAGTTGTGCTCAGTTAAGTTTATTCTCGTTTCGTTCTTACTTTACCATCATAGCTTTTGCAATATCGATCGAGCTGTCATCAGTCAGTTTGATGTACTTCTTGGTTGTCTCACTGCTGCGGTGTCCTAAGAACTTACCGATCAGTGTTGTATTTATATTGAGATCGTTAGCCATCTTCGTGGCAGCCGTGTGGCGACAAACGTGAAATACGAAGTCCTTGTCACCACGGGCGATTACATAACGCGCATCATTCCAAACGTTATAAAACACTCGGTGCGAGTACCACTCGCCGATGCTGAGTGCATCAAAACACCGCAGAGCCACATCGTTCAAAGGGATGTCCCTGGCGTCTCCGTTCTTGGTCTTATGAAGACGCAGTATAGGCATAGGGCCACCTCGGATCAGCTCACTGTGCTCAGTGCCGATCTTCAAGATCTCGCCGTGCCTCATGCCGGTCTGCAAAGACAGCTCGACCATGTCAGCCATCCATGGTGCTCTAGAGCGCCGTAGGAAGGCCACCAGGCGCTGCTGCTCTTGTTCTGTGAAGAACCTAGGCCGGCCCTCAGGCTCCTTCTCGTAGCGAACCTGAGGCGCCCTGGTGATGAACTCCTCGTGGACGGCATGTTTGAACACCGAGCTCACAGCCGCTGCGTACCGGTTGGCACTAGATGTTGATAATCCGTCAGACACAAGATGTTGTAGGAAGGCCCGGATGTCCCGAGCCTTGAAGTTGTCGAGCTGACGGTCGCCATACCCGCTAAAGTTGCAGAACTTTGCGACACGCTGGAGGCTCTCAGCGTAGTGCTTTGTACCTGGTGTCCAGATGTTGTC